GCAGACCGGCGTGGCCGCGCAGGAGCGTGACGAGGTCGTCGGCCGCGCCCGCGCTCAGATGTTCGGCCTCTGACATGGCCCGCTACGTCGTGACCGTCCCGGTGACCATCGCCGGGTCCGGGTACAACTCGCCGCCTCGGGTGATCCACAAGAGCGAGGTGCTGGAGCTGAGCGCGGCCGAGGTCACCGCGATCGGAGCAGGCAACCTGCGTGCGGTGGCCACGACGACCACGCACGAGACGTCCGGCGAGTCCTTCGCCGTAAGCAACGGATTCTGAGGAGGCGACGGACCGATGACTGCGGTTCTCCCGCACTACAAGCAAGGGCCGATGAACAAGCAAGTGTCCACGCTTGTCATCGGCGGGATGATCGTTGCTCCGACATCCGCTGGCACGGTCCCGAGCACCGACTTGACCGTGGCGCCGGTTTCGGCGGCCAACACCCTGTACTACCTCGGCGTGGCGGGCAAGGACGCGAATGTCATCGCGGTCCAGACCGGCGCCGCGAACACCTACGGGCAGCCCGCGATCGACATCTCCGTGCTGGACGACTACACCGCCGTCTACTACGGCATGGTGGACATCTGGGTCTGGTACATGGGCGCCGTACCGGAAGGTGCACCCCTGATCATCGGCTCCACGAACGGGACGGTGGTCACGGGTGCCGCAGCCACCGACCCGAAGCTGATCGTCGGCAAGTGCACGCATCCCGGAGGAGTCGGCGGCGGCATGCTCGTCGCCAACACACTGATCGGCGGCGGCACGTACTTCCTCGGCCGCGCCCGGATCTACTGAGAGAGGGGTGACTATCGATGCCGAGCGGTGCGCGCGGTTACTCGGATTCACCGAGGATTACCGTCAATGAGCTGCTGAAGGACCCGCTGGTCATTCCTGCGCTCATCCTGGACATCACGCAGAACGAGTTCATCGTGGACTCGGTCCTGCGCAACGGCGGTGCCGCACCGAGCGGCGCGGTCCGGTACTCGGAGTCGACCCCGCTGTACGCGGACGACTACCCCGAGGTCCGGCCCGAGTTCGGTGAGGTCCCGGTCGTGCCGACCAGCATCGGCATCCCGCGAGTCGTGTTCACCCACGAGCGCGCGATGGCGATCATGGTCTCCGATGAGATGCGCCGCCGCCAGACCATCGACCCGGTGACCCGGCAGCTGCTGCAGGTCAAGAACACGATGGTCTACTCGTGGAACACCGCGTTCTACTCCGCCGTCGTGGCGAACGCCTCAATCCAGACCCTGGCCGTGTCCAACGCCTGGGCCAGCGCCTCGGCCACGATCCGCGCGGACATCGCGCAGGCCTGCTACCTGGTGGAGAACGCCAACATCGTAAGCCCGTCGGGCGTCACGCAGTGGCTGGGCTTCGAGGCCGACACGCTGATCATCAACCACGGCACGAAGAACACGCTGCTGCAGTCCAGCACGTTCGCCGCGCCGTACATCGGCGACATCGCGTCGGAGAACCTGCTGTACACCGGCGTCCTCCCGCAGAAGATCTTCAACCTGGACGTGCTGGTCTCCCGGCAGGTCCCGGCTGGCAACGCGATCGTCATGCAGCGCAACCGCGCCGGTTTCTACGCGGACGAGCTGCCGTTCCTGGCCGGTCCGCTCTACCGCGACGAGCCGCGCAAGACCTGGCGCTCGGACACCCAGCGGGCCAGCGCCATCGGCCTTGACCAGCCGTACGCCGTCGCTCTGCTGTCGGGGGTCTGACATGCCCCGCTGGCAGGCGCTGATGAACATCTCGCTGCCCCGCAAGGGTGACGTGGACAAGCAGACCGACCTGATCCCCCCGGGCGATACGTTCGAGGCGGACGAGGCCCGGGTGCAGAACCTGCTGAACCCGAAGTTCGGGCCGCCGCGGATCCGGCGCATCGAGGACCAGAAGCTGGAGATGCCGAACATCCTGCCGCGCATGGTCTCCAACCGGCAGTTCGGCCCTCCGGCCGGGGCCCGGCCGGACCCGGTCCAGTCCAGCGCCGTCCAGGTGCTGGAGAAGATCCCGGAGCTCACCGAACCGCAGCCGGACAGCGAGCAGAAGCCGGTGGAAGAGGCCGTCGACATCCCGCCAAGGCGCGTCCGCGCGCAGGCGGCGAAGGGGACAGGGTGAGGTGAGCCATGGCGTCGTCGGGAATCCCGAGCGAGCCGGTGGCCGCCGTGGTGACCTGTCCGCGGTGCGGCACCCCTGTGCGGCGCAGCATGGTCAACATCAACGGCACCGTCTCCCGGTGCGCCGGGTGCGAGTGGCAGTTCACACCCGGTCTGGTGTCCGTCGGATCCGCACCCGGCGTCCCCGCCAGCGGCACGTCGACCACCAACCTGGTCACCAACAGCACGGGCTCGATCGTCATCGTCACCCTCAGCGGGTTCACGCTGACCTTCGTCTACGTCAACGGCGTCCAGGTCGGCACCACCAACGCGGCGTACGCCGTGCCGGCAGGCGGCACCGTATCAGTCACCTACTCCGTGGCCGGCACCTGGACCTGGGTGCTGCCAGTCAGCAGCGGCTCTGTGGCGGCGGGCGCGGTCGCGCTCCCGGTCGCCGCAGGAGGCGCCTCGTTCACGGCCGGCGAGCAGCTGTACGTCAGCGACGCCGCGCTGTCGGAGATCGTGACCGTGGGAGCGGGCTCCACCGCGACCTCGATCGTCATCGCGGGGTCGGGATTCGCGAACGCCCACGGCAGCGCCAAGAGCTTCGGAGACCTGGTGCTCGTCCCCACGTACCCCAACGCGGGGGTCGGCGAAGCCGTCCCGGCGAAGGCCGGGTGGGGGTTCTGATGACGATCAACCGCTACCGGCTCACCTCGAAGGTCACGCTGCCCTCCGGAACGTTCCTTGCGGACGACAACAGCACCGGAACCGCATCGACCGCCGTCGGCGTCGGCGCTCCGGCCAACTTCGGCACCGGCAGCTTCGCCCAGGGATCGGGGAAATGGGGCAGCGGAGCAGGAGGAGCAGCCGGAGGCTCGACCACCTGGCTGCAGGGCATGGAGCTGCTGCTCGATCCGACCGGTCCGCTTTACACTGCGATCGGCGCGGGCAATCTGGTGCAGATCACCGCAGTCGACGACGTCGGACATTCCGGCCTGAGCAACTGAGAGGAGCGGACATGCCGACAGCGAACAAGGACGCGCAACCGGTCGAGGGTGAAGGTCAGAAGCCTGCGGCTTCGGACCCCCGCGACGCGCGGATCGCCGAGCTGGAGAAGCAGCTGGCCGAGATCAAAAGCCCCCGGGTCACCGTCACCGGCACCCCTGCGCGCCTGAAGGTGGAGGCGCCCCACTCGGAGATGCACTATGCCGGGCGGATCATCGGCACCGAGTTCACCGAAGTACCCGCGAGCATGGCCGCCTCGATCATGGAAGCAGCGGCCGACGCGGGCGTGACCCTCACCATGGATCAGGAGGGCTGACATGCCCGGCGCGCCTCTTGTCTACTCACCGCCGAACTACACCACCACCAACGTGGTGTACGGGGCCGGCATCCTATTCACCGCGGCCACCGGCACCGCGGTCCCGTCCGACCAGAACCTGGGCGTGGGCAGCGCGTGGACCGGCCTGGGCTGGGCGTACGTCGGCGCCACCGAGGCCGGGGTCACGGTCACGTTCAACCCGACAACGCAGAACATCATGATCGAGGAGCAGCCGACGCCGGTCGGCGTGGCCGTCAACACCGCCGACCTGCAGATCACCACCTCGCTGACGGAAGAGACCCTGGCCAACGTCAATCTCGCCTACGGCAACTGCGGCACGATCGCGGTCACCCCGGCGGGGGCTGGCCAGCCCGGCAAGTCGGTGCTGACGCTGTCCACCACCTTCAACAACGTGGCCATCGCGGTCGTCGGCAAGAACCTGTACGGGTACGCCCGGGTGGTCTACGTCCCGACCGTCGTCTCCGCCGGCCAGGTGCAGACCGCCTACCGGCGCGCGGCCCAGCAGCGGGTCTACCCACTGACCCTGTCGGCCATCTGCCCGTTCAACCAGATCACGTACACCGACCTGACGGCGGTTGCGACGTCGTAAGGAGCATGCGCGATGGGTGCCAACGTGCGGATGGTGAACACGGACACGGTGTTCACCTACGACGGTGCCAGCCAGCGGATCCAGGCGGGCACCCTGATCGACGTCCCTGCGGGCAGCGCGCTGGAGACGGCGATCGGGGTGGGCAACCTGACCAGCCTGTCCGCCTCTCAGGACACGATCGACGCCGGGGGCGACACGCCCCCGGACGACCCGGATGCGGGAGGAGGCACAACCTGATGTCGGTTCCCAGCCCGGCTTTCCCGTTGACCACCGTCAAGGTCCCCAACACGACCGGCCAGTACGTGTGGGTGGCGCTCACCGG